TCACACAGCAGAATTAGCAATTCGTTTTGGTCGTAAGGCGAAAAATGTAATCGACTCAAAAGAATATCAAGAATTATTTAAAACAAAACTTCAAGAAGATTCCAAAGCTGCAGGACGTTGGGAAACAAAACAAGGGGGCGAGTATTTTGCAGCTGGTGTTGGTGGAGCAATAACAGGTCGTGGTGCTGATCTACTAATCATCGACGATCCACACTCTGAACAAGACGCAATGTCCAAGGACCTTTTAGAAAAAGCATACGAGTGGTATACATCAGGTGCTCGTCAGCGTTTGCAACCTGGTGGTAAAATTGTGGTTGTAATGACAAGGTGGAGCACAAAAGATTTAACAGCAAAATTAATTACATCACAGACAGAAGCAAAAGCAGACCAGTGGCACGTGGTTGAGTTTCCAGCGATCATGGACAACAAACCAGTATGGCCTGAGTATTGGAGTTCTGCAGAATTAGAAAAGGTAAAAGCAGTTTTGCCAAATGCAAAATGGAACGCACAATGGATGCAAAACCCAACTTCTGAAGAAGGTGCAATATTAAAACGTGAGTGGTGGAATAAATGGGAAAAAGATTACATGCCAAATATTTATCACATCATACAATCATACGATACAGCCTTCACGAAAAAAGAAACATCAGATTATTCTGCTATTACTACATGGGGTGTTTGGTACCCTAACGAAGACTCTGGAGCAAACCTTATGTTGCTTGATGCAATCAAGGGACGATACGAGTTTCCTGAGTTAAGACGAGTGGCACTAGAGGAATATAAATACTGGCAGCCTGAAACAGTTATTATTGAGTCTAAGGCAAGTGGACTGCCGTTAACTCACGAGTTAAGAAAGATGGATATACCTGTAACTAATTTTTCACCTAATCGTGGTAACGATAAATTTACTCGTGTGAATGCTGTTGCACCTCTGTTTGAATCTGGTATGATATGGGCTCCTGACGAAGAGTTTGCTCACGAGGTGATTGAAGAGTGTGCTTCTTTTCCATATGGAGATCACGACGATTTAGTTGACTCAACTACACAAGCGATCTTGAGATTTAGACAGGGTGGACTGATAGATCACCCAGAGGATTATGTAGAGGAGATCAAAGAACAGAAGAAAAGGACATATTACTAATGGTGAAAAAGCTCACTACCACAATCCCACCTTTGCGTGGACCCAATCCACAGGGGTTGAATGTTCCGTTAAAACAAGTTAAAACGATCAAACTGGAGAAATTAAATGGCAGAAATAGACAAGTCGCTTCCCAATCAGGTAAGAACCGAAGTCGAAGTACCATCTGAAGAAGTTGATGTTAAAGAAGAAGTTGTAGAAAAATTACCCGTAGAAGTAACACCAGAAGAAGATGGTGGTGCAACGATTGATTTTGAACCAGGTGCAATCAACATACCTGGAACAGAAAACCATTTTGATAATCTCGCTGACATTTTACCAGAAGATATTTTAGACCCTCTTGGAAACGAGATGGTGCAAAATTACATGGATTATAAAACTTCCAGAAAAGACTGGGAGCAAGGATACATTCAAGGTTTAGATCTTTTAGGATTCAAATACGAAAACAGAACAGAACCTTTTCAAGGAGCATCTGGTGCAACTCACCCAGTGTTAGCAGAAGCAGTCACACAGTTTCAAGCACAAGCTTATAAAGAATTACTACCAGCAGAAGGACCAGTTAGAACACAGATTATTGGTGTCTCTAGTCCACCTGTTGAACAACAATCGCAACGTGTAAAAGATTACATGAATTATTTATTGATGGATCAAATGCAAGAGTACGAGCCAGAGTTTGATTCTATGTTATTTCATTTACCACTTGCAGGATCTACATTTAAAAAAGTTTACTACGATCAACTTTTAGGTAGAGCTGTTTCTAAATTTGTACCAGCAGAAGATTTAATTGTACCTTATACTGCAAACTCTTTAGATGATGCAGAATCAATTATACACACAATAAAAATATCAGAGAACGATTTACGTAAACAACAAGTTAATGGTTTTTATTCTGATATTGAACTTGGCCCACCAGGACCAGATACCAATAACGAATTAGAAAAAAAAGAACGAGAATTAGAAGGCACTAAAAAAACTGGTAAGCAAGAACCAATGTATAATATTTTAGAGTGCCACGTAAATTTAGATCTTGAGGGATTTGAAGAAGTAGATTCTGAAGGTGAACCTACAGGAATTAAGCTCCCTTACATAGTAACCGTAGAAGAAGCTAGTAGAAAAATATTATCTATTAGAAGAAACTATAATCCTGACGATCTAAAGAAAAGTAAAATCCAATACTTTGTCCATTTCAAATTTCTTCCAGGACTTGGATTTTATGGCTTCGGTTTGATTCACATGATTGGCGGATTAAGCAGAACAGCGACAGCTGCTTTACGTCAGTTATTAGATGCAGGAACCCTATCTAACTTGCCTGCTGGATTTAAACAAAGAGGAGTGAGAGTCCGAGACGAAGCATCACCAATACAACCTGGTGAGTTCAAAGATGTGGACGCACCAGGTGGTAACCTGAGAGAAGCGTTCTTTCCACTACCATACAAAGAACCATCAGCAACACTATTACAATTGATGGGTATTGTTGTAACCGCTGGTCAGAGGTTCGCGGCTATTGCTGACATGCAAGTGGGTGATGGTAATCAACAAGCGGCTGTTGGAACAACGATAGCATTATTGGAACGTGGATCACGGGTCATGTCTGCAATACATAAAAGATTATATGCAGGAATGAAAAAAGAATTTAAACTTTTATCAAAAGTTGTTGCACAATATTTACCACCAGAATATCCATACGACGTGGTCGGTGGAGCACGGAACATTAAACAAGTAGACTTTGACGATAGAATAGACATCATACCAGTTGCAGATCCAAATATTTTTTCTATGGCGCAAAGAATATCAATGGCACAAACAGAATTACAACTTGCACAATCAAATCCACAAATACATAATCTATATTCTGCTTACAGAAAAATGTACGAGGCGATCGGTGTTAAAAATATAGATCAAATATTACCACCTCCTGCACCAATAGCTCCAATGGATCCAAGTGTAGAGCACATTAATGCTTTAGGTGGCAAACCTTTTCAAGCATTTCCTGGTCAAGATCATAGAGCACACGTTACAGCTCACTTAAATTTTATGTCAACTAATATGGTTAGAAATAATCCTGCGATTATGGCAGCGATACAGAAAAATATTTTAGAACACATTAGTTTAATGGCACAAGAACAAGTACAATTAGAGTTTAGAGAACAAATAATGCAACTACAAATGTTACAACAGATGGCAGCAACAGATCCAAACGCTGCACAACAGTTACAACAGATCTCTCAAGCAATCGAAGCTAGAAAAGCAGTGTTGGTTGCAGAGATGACAGCAGATTTTATGATGGAAGAGAAGAAAATTACATCACAATTTGACTCTGATCCACTTCTAAAACTAAAAGCAAGAGAAGTTGACCTACGTGCTATGGAAAATGAACGTAAAAAAGACAACGATCAAGCACAAGTTGAACTTGCAAGAGCAAGATTAATGCAACAACGTGAAAATTTTGAAGATAAATTAGAACAAAACGAAGATTTATCAAAATTAAGAGCTGGAGTTAGCCTTGCTAAGTCAGGAATACAACAAGCTCAAGTTATGATGGAGGATGATTAATGCCATTAAACAAAAAAGGTAAAAAAATCATGAAATCCATGAAGAAACAGTATGGGAAAAAGAAGGGTGAAACAGTTTTCTATGCATCTAAGAATAAAGGTGTTATAAAAGGTGTAGAAAAACGTAAAAAAGGAGCATAAAATGCAAAAACTTGATAAGATCAAAGAAGTTAAAGTTGGTGAACAAGAAGTTGAAGTAGATCCTAGATCTAAAACAACTGCTGACCAAGCTTTTAACTATATTGGTACAGGAAAACCTGAACTTGAAGTTCAAGGACAGGGTGCTGTAAGACCAGAGAAAAGAAGAAAATCTAAAGCTTACTAATTATGTGGTTATCGGCAATAAAATTAGCCGTCTCTACTGGTAGTAAGCTTTACGCTAACAGGCAGAAGACGAAACAAGCAATGTCTGATGCAAGATTAATGCATGCAGAGCGTATGGCTCGTGGTGAGGAAGCTTACCAGGGCAAATTACTAGAGGCTCGACAAAACGACTGGAAAGACGAATTCGTTTTGGTGATTCTCTCGGCGCCCGTGATTGTTTTAATTTGGGCAGTCGTATCAGATGACCCAACTGCGATGCAGAAGGTTGAATTATTTTTTCAATATTTTTCGCAGCTCCCTACATGGTTCACAAACCTTTGGATACTTGTAGTTGCGTCGATTTTTGGTATAAAGGGTACACAAATATTTAGAAACGGAGGAAAAAAATAATGGCAAATAGATTGTACAATAAACAAGTTTCACCTAAAGGCTATAAAGCTGGAGGTAGAGCTGGTAAAATGGGTGGCGGAATGATGATGAAGCGACCTATGATGAAAGCAGGTGGCAAACTTAAAATGGTAATGAAGGGTGGAAAAAAAGTTCCGTTCTTTGCTGCTGATGGTAAGGGTGCAAAAGATCTTGGAAAAGCTGCTATGAAAAAAGGTGGAATAGCAAAATTAAATCCTGGTCTTAAAGCTTTCATGAAAAAGAAAATGGCTAAGAAAAAATAATGACTAAACTTTGTCCTAGAGGTAAAGCCGCAGCGAAGAGAAAATTCGCCGTATATCCCAGTGCATATGCTAACGCCTATGCTAGTAAAATTTGTGCGGGTAAAATTAAAGATCCGTCTGGTGTAAAGAGAAAAGATTTTAGAGGTAAAAAAGCTAAAGGTGGATTAATGGAAGCAACTGCAAGATTAAAAAGGCAAGGTTTAAAAGGTGGTGGACTCTGTAAAAGAGGTATGAACAGAGAGGCTATTGGAAAGAATTCGTAATGGCTAAGAATGGCCTTGATAAGTGGTTCAAGCAACAATGGGTAGACATTGGTAGCAAGAAGAAAGATGGGTCTTTCTCAAAATGTGGAAGATCAAAACAGAAAGCAGATGCAAAACGTAAGTATCCAAAATGTGTCCCACTTGCAAAAGCAAGACGTATGACAGAAGGACAAAGACGATCAGCAGTTTCTAGAAAAAGAGCAGTGGCTCAAGGTGTTGGTGGTAAACCAACTAATGTTCCAACATTTGCTAAAAGAAAAAAAATGGGATTTGGAGGAATGGTATGAGAACAGACTTCCAAGTAAGACCAAAACTTGCAAAAGGTGGTATGCCACCTAGAAATAAAAAAAACTTTAGACCTACAAAGTCTGGAGCAGGCATGACAGAAGCTGGGGTCAAAGCCTATAGAAGATTAAATCCTGGCTCTAAACTAAAAACAGCGGTCACTGGCAAAGTCAAACCAGGATCTAAAGCTGCTAAACGACGTAAATCATTTTGCGCAAGAAGCGCAGGTCAAATGAAAAAGTTTCCTAAAGCTGCGAGAGATCCTAACTCAAGACTAAGACAGGCACGCAGAAGATGGAAATGTTAAATGGCAGACCCTAAAAAAGGAACAGGAAAACATCCTGGCAAAAAATATGGTAGGAGACTTTATACAGACGAAAACCCTCGTGACACTGTTAGGATTAAGTTCGCAACGCCGACAGATGCACGTAAAACGGTGGCGAAAGTTAAAAAAATCTCTAAACCGTTTGCTAGGAAAATTCAAATTTTAACTGTTGGAGAACAGCGAGCCAAGGTTATGGGTAAAAATAAAGTCGCTGCAATTTTTAAGAAAGGTAAAAATGCAATTAGAAACCGTCATAACAAGACTAATTAAGTTTTTAAAAACAAGAGCCGATGCTTTATCTATATCAATAACGTCAGGCAGTATTGACAATATGGAAAAATATAGATATATAGTAGGGCAAATAGCTGCCATAGAGGCAACACTACAGGAACTCTCTAACCTGCTAGAAGATAAGGAGCAAAATGGAAAAGGAACAGTCATCAATATTGACCCCAAGTCAAAAAATTAAAGTACCAGAAAAAAAATTAGTAGGGGTTGAGTCAAAAAAAGAAGAACCAAAATTACCAAAACCAACAGGTTGGAGACTTTTAGTTTTACCTTTCAAAATGAAAGAAACAACTAAAGGTGGAATACATTTAGCTGAAACAACTTTAGAGAGACAACAAGTTGCTTCACAAGTTGGTTTAGTGATGGCCATGGGTTCACAGTGTTATAAGGATAAAGAGAGGTATCCTGAAGGTCCATGGTGCAAAGAAAAAGATTGGGTTATGTTTGCAAGATATGCAGGTAGCCGAATCAAAATAGATGGTGGGGAAATGCGTCTGCTAAACGACGATGAAGTGTTAGCAACAATTGATAGTCCAGAGGACATCTTGCATGAGTTTTAACATAGGAGGATAACTATGCCAGAAGAAGAAAAAAAGACAGTACCTATTGATACGTCAGGTCCTGGTGCAGAGATTGATTTGCCAGAGGATAAAACATTTGAAAATGAAGTGGAGGTATCAAGTGAAACTACTGAAAACAATAATAAGCCCACTGACACATCTGAGAAATCTGATGAGCAGTTGGATGTTCAAAAGGAACAAGAAACAACGAAACAAGAAGAAGTAAAAAAGGAAGACGATAAATTAGAGGAGTATAGCAAAGGCGTGCAAGCACGTATTGCTAAACTAACTCGTAAAATGAGAGAAGCAGAGAGAAGAGAACAGGCTGCTCTTGAGTATGCAAAGGCTGTTGAAGAAAAAAGAAAAGAGGCAGAAACTCGTTTCAAAAAAACAGACTTAGATAACCTAGATAGATTTGAAAAAAATATTAGTGCTGGGTTAGAAGCTGCAGAAAGAGAACTAGCTGCTGCTATCGAGGCGTCCGACGCAAAAGGTCAGATAGCTGCTAACAAACGAATAGCAGAGTTATCTTTCGAAAATGCTAGGATCAAACAAGTAAAACAAAGCAGAGAACAGGCTAAGATTGAAGAGCCAGTTCAATCTGCACCACAGTCTCAACCTACAAGCACGCCAATGCCTGACCCTAAAGCAGAAGCATGGGCAGCTAAAAATACTTGGTTTGGTGCTAACAGAGCTATGACTAACACAGCTATTGAACACCATAAAGATTTAGAAAATGAAGGTTACGATACAACTTCTGATGAATATTATCAGGAGATAGATCGAAGAATGAAAGTTGACTTTCCATCTAAATTTGGTAATAATGAGGCAGAGAAAACGTCCGCTCCCGTGCAAACGGTTGCATCAGCAAATAGAAGCGTAAAACCAGGACGCAAAACTGTGAGACTCACTTCATCACAAGTAGCAATAGCTAAAAAATTAGGAGTGCCACTTGAAGAGTACGCAAAACAACTAAAAAACACGGGAGGAGCGTAAAATGGAAAAGCAAAAAAATACTTCACGTGCGAACCAAACACGAGAAAAGTCTGAAAGACCTAAAGTGTGGGTTCCACCATCATCTCTAGATGCACCCCCTGCACCTGATGGATTCAGGTACAGATGGATAAGAGCAGAGAGTGTCGGTTTTCAAGATACTAAAAATGTAACTGGACGAATTAGAGAAGGTTATGAACTTGTTAGATCTGAAGAAATCGAAAACGCATCTGATTATCCAGTTATCGAAGACGGTAAATACAAGGGGGTAGTTGGGGTTGGTGGCCTTCTACTTGCGAAGGTGCCTATCGAGATTGCGAAGCAAAGACAAGCCTACATGACAAGACGTCATGAAGAGAGAAGCGATGCAGTTGAAAACGATCTTATGAAGGAGCAAGACCAGAGGATGCCTATCAATGTTGACAGGCAGTCTCGTGTAACCTTCGGTGGTACAAAGAAATAATTTTTTAACTATTTCTTAATCATCGGATTAACTTTAATAGGAGAAAACAACTATGGCAAATGAGTCAACTACTGGATTTGGTTTTAGAGCGGCTATGAGACTAGGTAATACACCTAGCATTCAAGGTCAATCTAAGTACCAACTTCAAACGGCTCCAGGTGTTGCTCTGATGAAAAATGACCCTGCATCTATTCAAGATGCTGGTAATCAAGGTTTCATTCAGGACGCAAGTTTTGCGACTACTGACGATGGCGGAACTGGCGGAGCAAGCTACACTAACACTGGTCATGCTAAATTGGTTGGAGTTCTTAACGGCTTTTTCTTTATAGATAGCACAACTAAGAAACC